AACAAAAGATAATCTACAGGACCTTATCGACCAAGGTAAAGAAGCCATGGAAGAAATACTCAACATTGCAAAAGCAGGACAACATCCTAGGGCATTTGAGGTGTATGGTACACTGTTAAAAAATGTGGTAGATGCAAATAAGGAACTACTTGCAGTACAAAAACAAATGCGTACAATGGATGGTAAACCAAAAGAAGGTGATACCAAGATTGACAAAGCCATCTTTGTTGGTTCAACCGCAGAACTGAACAAGTTACTTAAAGGTAAAGAATGAGTGGTGATTTAAGATTTGGTGAAGCGTATAGAGATAATCCTTTACTTAAAAAAGCTGGCGTCAAGGTAGAATATACTCAAGAACAAGTTGATGAATACATCAAGTGTAAAAACGACCCAATCTATTTTGCGAAAAATTATATCAAAATTGTTAACGTTGATGATGGTTTAATTAATTTTAGTATGTGGCCGTTCCAAGAAGAAATGCTTAAATTATTTGCAAGCAATCGTTTTGTTATAACCAAATGCCCCCGCCAGGTTGGTAAGACAACCACAACTGTTGCATATATGTTGTGGGAAACTATCTTCAAAGATACACAAAACTGTGCAGTATTGGCCAACAAAGGTTCTTTGGCAAGAGATATTTTGGCTAAGTACCAACTTGCATATGAAAATCTACCTATGTGGTTGCAACAAGGTGTGGTTACCTGGAACAAAGGTAATGTGGAACTAGAAAATGGTTCTAAGATTATTGCTGCATCTACGTCAAGCTCTGCAATTCGTGGAGGTGCATTTAACATTGTATTCTTGGACGAATTTGCTTTCGTTCCTACCAATATTGCGGAAGAATTCTTTAACTCTGTTTACCCTGTAATTTCGTCAGGTAAAAAGACAAAGATTATTATCGTGTCTACACCTAATGGCATGAATCTTTTCTACAAACTGTGGATGGATTCAATCAACAAGAAGAATGATTACAAACCATTTGAGATTCACTGGTCTATGGTACCAGGCCGTGATGAAAAATGGAAAGAAGAAACGATTCGGAACACCTCAGAGAGACAATTCAAACAAGAGTTTGAAACTGAGTTCTTGGGTTCTTCTAACACATTGGTTTCTGGTTACAAGTTACAACAATTGGTCTATGTAGATCCAGTTGCCAACCACGATTTGTTAAAAATCTATGAACATCCAGTCAAAGAGGGTGTTAATGAATCAAAATCCGACCACCTATATTGTATAACAGTAGACGTATCTGAAGGTAAAAACCTAGACAGTTCAGCGTTTTCTGTTATTGACATTTCACAGACACCATACAAACAGGTGGCCACATATAAGAGTTCATCAATCACACCGATATTGTTTCCTACAGTCATCTACAATACAGCCAGATACTACAACGATGCATATATTCTGGTAGAAATTAACAATAATCCACAGGTGGCAGACTCACTACACTCGGATTTTGAATATGAGAATCTGTGGAAAATATTTACAGGCAACAAGAAACCCCAACAATTGTCTGCTGGTTTTGCCCGTGGCATTCAAATGGGTCTAAAAATGTCACCACAAGTCAAGGCAATTGGTTGTTCTAATCTAAAAACTTTGATTGAAGGTGACAAACTATTGATAAATGACTTTGATACCTATTCGGAATTAACAACTTTTGTTCAACAAAGAAATTCTTTTTCTGCGGAAGAAGGTGCAAATGATGACATGGTAATGTCTTTAGTTATTTTTTCATGGTTAACAACTCAACAATACTTTAAAGAAATTGTCAACCACGACATTCGCAAACAAATTCAGCTGGAAAATATGAATCAGATGGACGATGATGTTCTACCTGCACCAATTATTGAAGATGGGTTAGAACATGATTTTGAGGTGGTGGGTGGAGACCTGTGGGAAATCGCAGACGGTTCAGAAGTCTATTCAAGCTTCACAAGAAAGATGATGGATCGGTTGTAAATCCGGCCTTTCATAAATACACATATGGTATTTTGCCAAAAGAACATAATAATTCAAGGAGAATAAAATGGCATTTCAAATCTCTCCAGGCGTAAATGTATCGGAGATCGACCTAACTACAGTCGTTCCATCAGTACAAACTACGACCGGTGCATTTGCTGGAACATTTCAATGGGGTCCAGCAAATAAAATCAAATTGATTGGTGACGAAATAACACTAGCTAGCACATTCAGTAAACCAAATGGTGACACAGCAACATCGTTTTTCACTTGCTCAAATTTCTTAGCATATGGTAACAGTTTGAGTGTTGTTAGAGCTGTAGGTGATACAGCAAGAAACGCATACGTAACCGGCAGCGCACTTCAAATTAAAAACGAAGATGTGTACGAAGCTTCATATTTGTTATCAGGAAATTCAAATACATATGGTTCTTTTGTTGCAAGATATCCGGGTACGATGGGTAACTCATTACAAATTTCTGTTTGTGCAAAAACAAGCCTTTTTGCAACATGGCCTTACGCTTCATATTTTACATCAGCGCCAGGCACATCAGAATATGCAGTCTCTGTAGGCGGTTCTCTTGATGAGATGCACATTGTTGTTACAGACGCTCTTGGATATTTCACGGGTGTTAGAGGCACAGTTCTGGAAACATATGCTTTTGTTTCTGCTGCATCCGATGCGGTAATTAACGGAACATCTAATTACTATAAACAAGTTATTTTTAATAATTCAAAATATGTTTATGTAATGGATCCTGTGGACTACTCAACAACAAGCGCCACATGGGGCACAACAGCAATTGGTAAAACATTTGCAAATCCAACAACAATTCAAAATGTGACTTTAACAAATGGTGTTACTAATGAACCAACAGACGGAAATTTGCAAACCGCATATGACTTATTTGTTAACAAAGATTCTGTTGACATTTCATTAGTATTGACTGGTGCTCACAGTGTCACAGTTCAACAATATGTAATTGATAATATTGCAATTTCTAGAGCAGATTGTGTTGCATTTGTTTCTCCAAGATATTCCGATGTTGTTAATCAAGGTGGAAGCGAATCGGACAATATTACTAACTGGTTATTTGCATTGTCAAGATCGTCTTCATATGTTGTTGCAGATTCTGGTTGGAAATATCAATTGGACAAATACAACAATACATATCGTTGGATGCCATTGAATGCTGACATTGCTGGTTTGTGTGTTAACACCGACACAGTAAGAGATCCATGGTTCTCACCTGCTGGTCTAAACCGTGGTGCTATTAAGAACTGTGTTAAATTGGCCTGGAATCCAACCAAAACATACCGTGATGCATTGTACAAACAAGGTGTAAACCCTGTTGTGTCGTTGCCAGGTCAAGGTACACTATTGTTTGGTGACAAAACATTGTTGGCAAAACCATCTGCATTTGACAGAATCAATGTTCGTAGACTGTTCATTGTTCTGGAAAAAGCAATTGCACAAGCTGCAAAATACTCATTGTTTGAATTGAACGATGAATTTACCCGTGCTCAGTTTGTTGCTCTAGTTGTTCCATTCTTGCGTGACATTCAAGGTCGCCGTGGTATCACAGATTTCAAAGTTGTTTGTGATTCAACAAACAATACAGCACAAGTAATTGACAGCAATCAATTTGTTGGTGATATCTACATCAAACCTGCTCGTTCAATTAACTACATTCAGTTGAACTTTGTTGCTGTTGGAACTGGTGTTGACTTCACTACAGTTGTTGGCGCAGCCTAATAAATAAAACGACAATAGGAGAATACAATGGCATTCAACGTAGCAGAATTTAGAGCGAATATGATTGGTGACGGAGCCCGTCCTAATCTGTTCTCAGTCTCTTTAGTTTTTCCAACACTAGCCGTAAACGGCGCACTAGCTGGTCAGAAAGTTAATTTCATGGCCAAAGCTGCACAACTACCAGGTTCAACAATTGGTACTGTACCAGTTTTTTACTTTGGTCGTGAAATGAAGTTTCCTGGTAACAGAACTTTTGCCGACTGGACATTGACAATCATCAACGATGAAGATTTTGCAATACGAAATTCTTTAGAATCTTGGATGAATGCAATCAATAGCCATGCAGCGAATGTCCGTTCTGGTGCTGCAATTGGTTCCACAGGTTACTCTGTAGATGCAAGTGTGACACAATATGGCAAGACAGGAAATGAGCTTAAGAAATACAACTTTGTTGGTATGTTCCCACTAGACTTGGCACCAATTGATTTAGATTGGGGTTCAAATGATGCAATTGAGGAATATACTTGTACGTTTGCTTACCAATTCTGGGAAACAAATACAACAACTTGATATATGAGGAGGGCCTTGTGCCCTCCATGTTTTTTTGATTTTATAATTACACACAAAATATGGCAAATACAAACAAGTTCTCACTGTTCGGTTTTACAATTTCTCGTCAACAAGATGAGGATGATAAAGTCGTTCAACAATCTTTTGCACCTCCAACTTCGGATGATGGTGCATTAACTATTACATCTGCCGCTTACTACGGTACATATGTTGACTTAGACGGTACTGCAAAGAATGAGGTAGAATTAATTTCTAGATACCGTGAAATGGCAATGCAACCAGAAATTGAATCTGCGATAGATGACATAGTTAATGAAGCTATCGTACAAGATGATGATGGTAAAATTACTCAAATTGTTTTGGATGATTTAAAACAACCAGATAAAATTAAGAAGGCCATCAAAGAAGAATTTAGTAACATTCTTCGTTTGTTTAATTATCAAAATATGGCACAAGATATTTTCCGCCGTTATTATGTTGATGGCAGAATGTATTATCACATTATTATTGACCGTGAGAATCCTCAAGAAGGTATTAAAGAATTAAGATATATTGATCCACGTAGATTGCGTAAAGTGCGTGAGATTAAAAAACAAAAAGATGAACGCACAGGTGTGGAGATTATGAACCCTGTAAATGAGTACTACATCTACAATGACAAGGTAGTCTCAGGATCAGCCTCAAACTTTGGACCAGTCGGTACACGCATCACAACAGATTCGATCATTTCGGTGGTTTCTGGCCTTATGGATTCACGTAGGGCAGTTGTGTTGTCATACTTACACAAGGCAATCAAGCCATTGAATCAGTTAAGGATGATTGAAGATGCAACAGTTATCTATCGCATTTCACGTGCTCCTGAACGCCGTATCTTTTATATTGACGTTGGCAATCTTCCTAAGTTAAAAGCGGAACAATATCTCCGTGACATTATGGTCAAGTATAAAAACAAACTTGTCTATGATGCAAACACAGGTGAAGTTCGTGATGACCGTAAGTTTATGTCGATGATGGAAGATTTTTGGTTACCACGTAGAGAAGGTGGCAAAGGTACAGAGATTACTACACTACCAGGTGGACAAAACCTAGGTGAGTTGGAAGATGTTAAATACTTTCAAAAGAAATTATATGGTGCATTATCTGTACCGGTTTCTAGATTAGAACCAAATCAAAGTTTTTCTCTTGGCCGCACTTCAGAAATTACTAGAGATGAATTAAAGTTTTCTAAGTTTGTTGAAAGGCTACGCAACAAATTTTCGGATGTTTTTGACCAGGCTCTTCGTGTACAATGTGTACTTAAAGGAATTTGTACTGCTGAAGAATGGAATTTGTTTAAGGAAAACATTCACTATGATTTTATTAGAGATAATAATTTTACCGAATTAAAAGAATCGGAATTAATTAATCAAAGATTGTCTTTGTTGAGCGCAGTTGATCCGTATACAGGTCGATATTTCTCACAAAAGTGGATACAACAAAATGTATTGCGCCTATTAGATGATGAGATTGAAGAAATGCAGAAACAAATTGACAAAGAAAAAGAAATGGGTCTTGGTTTGCCAGTTGCGGTAACTAATGATGTTGCACAACAACAAATGATGGGTCAGGTTCAAACTGACCAAATGGCACAACAGGCAAAGTTGATGCCTGGCCAAGGTCAAGCTGATGGAGGTTCTGGTGGTTCTACATCAGACAGCTCAAAAGCAAAGAGTTCTAGTGGTTCGAAGCCAGTTAAAGGTGATTTGAGTTTAGAAGATACTACCTTCACTAGATTAAAACGTATATTATAATTAGGAGATAAACATGGCAACAGCAAGAGAAATAGTAGACTATGCAGAACAAGACAACGCAAAAGAAATGCGTGATGCTTTATATTCTGCATTGCAAGACAAGGTGATGGCGCACATTGAAGCACACAAACAAGTGGTCGCACAGAACATAATGAACCCACCAGAAGCATCTGCTGAAGATGAAGCGGTTCAAACAGAAGTTTCGACTTAATTTTGTCATACTGGTATAAATATTATTCAAACAATAACAGGGATTACAAATGTCAAATAAATTTTCATATCAAGTATTAAAGGATGATACTCAATTTGCAGTCATCAAAATTACTGGTGATTTTGATGGCACTGGCCAAGAAAACAATGTGGCCAGAATTCAGGCAAACACTTTATCTGGTGCTCTAGATTCTTCAAAAGCAAACCTATTATCATCAACTGCAAATACTGGACCATTGTCCTACTATGGTCTAACCATAAACCGTGTTTGGTTTGATACAGACAGTGGCATTAGTGATGTGCAATTATATTGGTCAAATACTAGAAGCACGCTGGCAAATTCAGGCACTCCAATTTTATTTTTGCAAGGCAATGGTGAGTATGATGGTGCCGGAAACTGGATAACCATTAAGAATCCAACTGTGACAAACACTGCTACCACATTACACAACGGTGATATAGCAATTTGCACAAGAGGATATGTTGCAAATTCAGGTTACACTTTAATTATGGAATTTCGTAAAGAAAACGAATATTACCAACGTGGACAGTTCAACGATCCTGCTGCCTTCAATTATGGTAGTTACGGAATAAGACCATAAGGACCAACATGAAACTCATTAAAGAAATTACCGAATCAGTAAACTATTTGGTGGAAGAAAATGATGGAAAGAAAACTCTTTTCATTGAAGGTCCATTTTTAGTTTCTGAGAAGGTTAACAAAAACGGCCGCATGTATAAAGAAGAAACCATGCGTAAAGAAGTTGGTCGTTATGTAACCGAGTATGTTGATAAAAATCGTGCCTTTGGTGAACTGGGACATCCAGACACCCCATCTATCAATCTGGATCGTGTGTCTCACATTATTGTGGGATTACGTCAAGAGGGAACTGCTTGGATAGGCAAAGCTAAAATTCTTGAAACACCAATGGGTAACATTGCAAGAAGTCTTATCGAAGGCGGCGCACAACTAGGTGTGTCTTCCCGTGGTATGGGTTCTCTCAAAGCTATCAACGGTGTTAACATAGTTCAAGATGACTTTCATCTGGCCACAGCGGCAGATATTGTAGCAGACCCTTCTGCGCCTGGTGCTTTTGTACAAGGTATTATGGAAGGTAAAGAGTGGATGATGGTAAACGGATCATGGACTGAGGTTCAGTACGAAGAAGCTAAGAGAGAAATCAAACAAGCTTCTAGTAAAGACATTGAACGTGTAAGTTTAAAAATATTCGAAAACTTCATCAAAAAACTTTAATTATAAATATCCAATATAAAATCAAGGAGATTCTCAAAATGGGAAAATTTAATCTGACAGACGCCGCTAAATCAATTCTTACAGAAGGTGCAAAAGAAAATCTTGAAGCTTCTGTAGCTCGTGGGCACAAAGAAGGTTCATCTAAACTATCAACATCTGTTGCTTATGGCACGAAAGATGCTGGTCAAGTTGC